ATGCGCAGTTGCTGCAAGGCGAGGAAGTGGACATGGTGTTCACCGATCCCCCCTACAACGTCAACTACGCCAATACCGCCAAGGACAAGATGCGCGGCAAAAACCGCGCCATCCTCAATGACAACCTGGGCGATGGGTTTTATGACTTCCTGCTGGCAGCGCTGACGCCGACTGTTGCCAATTGCAGGGGTGCCATTTACGTGGCCATGTCTTCCAGTGAGCTGGACGTGCTCCAGTCAGCCTTTCGGGAGGCCGGTGGCAAGTGGTCGACCTTTGTGATTTGGGCCAAGAACACCTTCACCATGGGGCGCTCGGACTACCAGCGCCAGTACGAACCCATCCTTTATGGATGGCCCGAGGGTGGCAAGCATCACTGGTGCGGCGACCGGGACCAGAGCGACGTGTGGCAGATCAAAAAGCCCCACAAGAACGATTTGCATCCGACCATGAAGCCGGTCGAACTCGTGGAGCGCGCCATTCGCAACTCCAGTCGACCGGGGAATTCGGTGATGGATCCCTTTGGCGGTTCTGGCACCACCCTGATCGCCGCAGAAAAGACTGGCCGGATCGCCCGGCTGATCGAGTTGGATCCCAAGTATGTGGATGTGATCGTGCGTCGCTGGCAGGACTGGACTGGTAAGCAAGCCACCCGTGAGTCGGATGGCGTGGCGTTTGATGCTCAGGATTCCTGCAGCGCCTCGGAAATTTCGCAGTGAATCACAAATCCAGTGAGGTAAGGCAGGCCGCGAGGGATTCCGTAGTCCTTGGCGGTATGGCGTCCGATGCTCCAGCCCATCCATTTTTGGGTGGCTGCATCCACCGCCTGCTCCAGGTCTTTGCCAACATACAGGTGGTTTTGCACCTCGTCCGCAAAGTGGCGACCGTGGCGGCTGTCCAGAAACGCGCGCACGGCGTCCGCAGTGCAGCCAGTGATCTGTGCAATGGCAGGCAATGCGATCGCCCATGCTGCTGGTGCTTTATCCTGCATCGTTCCCCAAAAGCCCCAGCCCTCGTTCTGGGTGCTGGGGATGCTGGTGTTGGAGGTCATGGAGGTCATGGTTTTGTCCTTGATGGTGAGTGTTGCGACACCCGTAGTAACGCGCTGTAAAGCAGAGAAGCCAAGCTGTTCCTGGCTTCTTTTCAATCTATTTTTTTGAGTCACCCGAGGCGGGCGACGTACCGGGCGTAGTCGCCGCCCTCTGGGTTGACATACAGGTATGGGCGACCGGGCGCATGGACTTCCACGCAGAAGTAGCCATCGCCGGTCCCGCCACCTTTGCCGCGCAGCCAGTCGCGTGACTTCATCAGGCTGCTGGCAAAGGCGTCGAAGTCGCCAGGTGTCATCTCCCGCGTCTCGGTGACAAAGATCCTGGTGCTGCCAAAGCCGCCCACCTCGCTGAGGTCGGCAGGCTTTCTGGCAAAGGGCAGACGCACACTCAACTCCTCGACCTGGATGGCGGTGCCTTCCCGGTTGATGGTGAGTGGCGTGCGCTCGATGGTGATGGTCATGGTTGATGTCATGGTGGTGGGTGCGTTCATGGTGGTTATCCCGTTTGTTCGTCGTCAATCACGACAACTGCATGAACGCGCTGTTCCGACCAAAAGCCAAGCTATTTGCAGCATCTTTTCGATCATTTGTTTGATTCAGGCGATTCGATATATGCGCTCGCCACCCTGGACCTTGTCGGACTCGATGGTGAGGCCTAGCTTCTTTTTGAAGGCTCCTGCAAAGGTGCCGCGCACCGTGTGGGCCTGCCATCCGGTGGCCGCGCAGATCTGCGCGATCGTTGTTCCTTCGGGACGTTTGAGCATGGCGAGGACCTGTGCCTGCTTGCTGTTTTCGCGGGTGCGAACCTTGACGGGCTCAGGTGGAAGTTCTGAGGCGGGTGTCTCGTTTGTCTCATGTTGCGCAAACGTGGCCTCGTATTGCGCCACAGTGGCCTCCAGTTCCGGGTCGGCGACCAAGGGTCGCAACGGTTGCAAGGGCGCGTCGGCCGCCACCGTGGGCCGTTTGCGACCCAGTGCGTCGTAGCCCTCGGCCGCGACGTACCAGTGGGTGCCGCCGTCGGTGGTGACCAGGGCGCGGTTGAAGAGTCCGTCGAGCACCTTTTTGCGGGCTCCGCCCTTGACGCTATCGGGGAACCAAACGACCTGTCCGTCGTTGTGATCCAGTGCGTACTGCAGGACTTGGGTTTGGGTGGTGGTCAGTTGAATCGTGGTCATTTGAGATCCTTACGTAGGTTGGTGATTGGGTTGAAGGTGTGTTGCTCAGGAGTGGGTTTCAGCGGGGTGGTTTTCAGTCCTCCCAAACTTGCGTGCCGTCCAGGGTGATCCAGAGGCGCGCGTCGTCGAAGGTGGCCATTTCGCGCACTTCCAATCCGGTCTTGCGGTTGGTGCCCGCCTTGTGCGTGTAGCAGTAGGTCTGGCCGTCGTGCTCGACCAGGCGGGGGCCAGTCTTGTCAAAGTCGACCTGGATGCTCATCTCCCCGCGTGCGCGGTGGTTGGTGTCGGTGACTTGTGCGTTGATCGTTTTCATTTGCTTGTTTCCTTGTTGGTTGCGACGCCTCTATGAACGCGCTGTTCCAGATGGAAGCCAAGCTAAATCTGCAAGAAGACAAACAAATGTTTGAAATATCCAATGGGAATCTCGATACGTGCCTATGCCCGCCACAGGGGGGTCACCGACACCGCTGTGCACAAGGCCATTCGTATTGGTCGCGTCACGCCAGAAGCTGATGGAACCATTGATGCGGATCGGGCCGATGCCGACTGGGCACGCAATACCGATGCGCCCAAAAGTGGAACAAGGCAGCAGGCTGAGAGCGTTGTGGTCAGGGAGGCCAATGGGGAGCCGTCCGCAGTGTTGCCAGCTTCGCAGGGAACCGGTGGAACGTCACTACTTCAGGCGCGTACCGTCAACGAAGTGGTCAAAGCGCAAACGAACAAAGTTCGACTGGCCAGGCTCAAGGGTGAACTGGTTGACCGTCCGCAGGCCATTGCGCATGTTTTCAAGTTGGCGCGCTCGGAGCGCGATGCTTGGCTGAACTGGCCCGCAAGGGTTTCAGCGCAGATGGCAGCCAAATTGGGCGTGGATGCCCACGCCATGCACGTGGCGCTGGAGGCCGCGTTGCGGGAACACCTGCAGGAACTGGGTGACTTGCGTCCCCGGGTAGATTGAAACAGGGCACGGTTTATGGAAGATTACGAAGGTGCCCAGGAGATTGAGAGAGCCTGGCGCGAGGGGTTGACACCGGATCCGCTGCTGTCGGTTTCTGAATGGTCGGACCGCCACCGCATGCTCTCCAGCAAAGCGTCCGCTGAGCCGGGACGCTGGCGCACCAGCCGCACGCCATACTTGAAGGCCATCATGGATTGCCTGTCGCCCACCTCAGCGGTGGAGCGGGTGGTGTTCATGAAAGCCGCGCAATTGGGTGCGACCGAGATGGGGTCGAACTGGATTGGCTATGTGATTCACCATGCGCCAGGACCCATGATGGCGGTCTGGCCAACGGTGGACATGGCCAAGCGCAATTCCAAGCAACGGATTGACCCGTTGATTGAGGAATCCGCTGCGCTGTCCGCGCTGATTTCCCCCGCGCGCTCGCGTGATTCGGGAAACACCATCCTGGCCAAGGAGTTTCGGGGTGGGGTGCTGGTGATGACGGGGGCGAACAGCGCGGTCGGTCTGCGCTCCATGCCGGTGCGCTATCTGTTTCTTGACGAGGTTGATGGCTATCCGCTGGACGTCGAGGGCGAAGGCGATGCGATTTCACTGGCCGAAGCCCGCACGCGCACCTTTGCCAGGCGCAAGATTTTTATTGTCTCAACCCCAACGATCTCCGGCGTGAGCGCCATTGAGCGGGAGTACGAGGCGTCCAACCAGCAGCGCTATTTCGTGCCGTGTCCGCACTGTGCACACCGGCAATGGCTGCGGTTTGAACAGTTGCGCTGGGACAAGGGCGAGCCACAGACCGCTGCCTACATCTGCGAGTCCTGTGACACCGCGATCCATGAGCATCACAAGACCTGGATGCTCGAGCACGGTGAATGGCGGGCGATGGTGCCGGAGCATGGCACGAAGACGGCAGGATTTCACCTCTCCAGCTTGTATAGCCCGGTGGGCTGGCGCAGTTGGAAGGACTTTGCTGTGGCTTGGGAAAGCGCAGTGAGCAAGGTCTCAGGTTCGGCTGCGGCCATCAAGACCTTCAAGAACACCGAATTGGGTGAGACCTGGGTTGAGGAAGGCGAAGCGCCGGACTGGCAGCGACTCATCGAGCGCCGGGAAGATTACCGAATCGGCACTGTGCCCGTAGGTGGCCTGCTGCTGGTGGGTGGTGCTGACGTACAGAAAGACCGGATCGAAGCATCGGTCTGGGCCTTTGGTCGGGGCAAGGAATGCTGGTTGGTCGAACACCGGGTCCTGATGGGGGACACCGCGCGAGACGCAGTCTGGAAGCAACTCAAAGCAATGCTCGACGAGACCTGGACCCACGAGTCGGGTGCATCGCTGCCGTTGGTGCGGTTTGCGCTGGACACCGGCTTTGCCACCCAAGAGGCTTATGCCTTCGTGCGCTCCTGCCGCGACTCCCGTCTGATGGCGGTCAAAGGTGTGGCGCGTGGCGCAGCCTTGATTGCCACACCAACGGCCGTGGACATCACACAGGGCGGCAAGAAGCTGCGCCGGGGAATCAAAGTGTTCTCCGTCACTGTTGGCATGGCCAAGCTGGAGTTTTACAACAACCTGCGCAAAGCTGCAGACGTCCAGGAGGACGGAACCACGGTCAAGTACCCCGCAGGTTTCGTGCACTTGCCCAAGGTCGATGCGGAATACGTGCAGCAGCTTTGTGCTGAGCAGCTGGTAACTCGGCGCGATCGCAATGGCTTCCAGCATCGCGAGTGGCAAAAAATGCGCGAGCGCAACGAGGCACTGGACTGTTATGTGTATGCCCGGGCCAGTGCCAGTGCGGCGGGTCTGGACCGATTTGAGGAGCGCCACTGGCGCGAATTGGAGAAGCAGCTTGGACTGGCATCGCCGCCCGATCCCATTGCAGCCCATACAGAGATCCTGGCCACCCCTAGCGGTGGCCTTGTTGTTTCTGATGGGCGCAGGCTCGCCAGGCGGGTCGTGCGCAGCCGCTGGCTGTCGGACTGATGGATCACACATGAAAGAGGAGCCATGACGCTGCAAGCGCAGATCTACAGCCTGGTCGAACGCATTGCAGACAAGTTCTCGGGCGTGGATGCGCGCATTGGCGGTCTGAACCGCCTCGACACCACCGCCAAAACCGATCTGGTTGCGGCGATCAACGAACTGGCGGCACGCAGCACCTCAATTGGAACTGGAGTGGCCTTTGTCCACCAGCAGTGGGTGCCAAGTGCCGTCTGGACAGTCAACCACAACCTGGGCCTGCGCCCCACGGTCTCGATCCTGGATGCCGGTGGAAATGAGGTCGAGGCGGATGTCGTGCACATGAGTGCCAACCAATTACTGATTCGCTTTGCCATTCCCGTCGCGGGGCTGGGACGGCTCACCTGATTCGCACACCTGAATCGATTATTTGAAAGGACCTTTGAATGTCTCGCAAACAACTCTCTGATCTGGATTTTGCTGGCGTTGCCCGCATCCGCAACTTGCCTGCGCCGGTCAATCCGGACGAGCCGGTGCGTCAGCAGGATCTCAACTCGGCGGTGGAAGGACTGGCCTGGAAGGATTCCTGCCGTGTGGCCAGCCAGGCCAATCTGAATCTGTCCTCGCCCGGTGCCTCCATTGATGGCATCACCATGACGGCCGGTGACCGGGTGCTGGTCAAAGCGCAGACCGTCGGTACTGAAAACGGCATCTACATCTGGAACGGGGCAGCGGTTGCCATGACACGCAGCCTGGATGCCAATACCAGTGATGAACTGGAGCAGGCCATCGCCACGGTGGAAGAAGGAACCTCCACTGGTACCAGCTGGCGTCAGTCGGTGGTGAATTTCGTGCTGGGTACCGGCTCGGTCACCTGGATCCAGTTTGGCTCGTCGGTCGGTGCTGCGTCGGAAACCAGCTCAGGCATTGCAGAACTGGCCACCCAAGCGGAGACGGACGCCGGAATCGATGACCTACGTATCGTCACACCTCTCAAACTCAACACCTGGTCCAACAAGACCCGCCGTGCACAAGCCACGATCGGGGACGGAAGCGCCACCCAGATCGACGTCAACCACAACTTTGCCACCCGTGATGTCATCGTGCAGGTCTATCAGGCTTCCGGCAGCTATGAGCAGGTGAACTGCGATGTGAGCCTACCCACCCTGAATACCGCGCGCCTGAACTTTGCTGGTGCACCTGCTGCCAACGCGTATCGCGTGGTGGTGATGGGTTGATGTAGGCACCATGAGAGATCTGTCCTACCGGATTGCGCCGGTTGTCTCCGCCTTGCCTGCCGCCTCAACAGCACTGGCCGGGGTGGTGGTTCGCCTGTCTACGGACAACAAGCCGTACTGGTGCGATGGCGCCACCTGGCAGGACCTGACCCTGGCTGGTGTCAATGATCCGCGTCTGACCACAACCCGCTTGGGTGCAGACGTTACCAACAGTACGGTCACGCTTGCTGATGTGACGGGACTGCTGGTAGCGCTGGCAGCTAACAGCACCTATGCCATTGAAGCTCAGGTGATGTTCCAGACGGCAGCCACCACCACAGGTATTCGGCTGACGCAGACCGTGCCGGGCGGTG